CACTTCGGGAAACAAGTTTACCATGCGCGCGGCGGCGGCGTTTACTGAACGAGCCACATACGCTGAACCCAAAATCGGTGTCTTCATTGCCGCGCGCCCCTTATCCGTACATCTACTTTGCGGCCTTGGCCCGGCGGTATTTTTCTACTCGCGTAAGAACGTATAGCGCCATACGGCCCCATCATGGGGCCGCCTTCGGTATCCCAGCCGCTAGGGCTAAAGTCGTAACTATCAACAATACGCAACCCATCGGGCGTTTGAGCCGCGGTAAATTGCCCCAGCGTAGGTTGTATTTGTCCAATAGGGTCAAATTGCGAAGATAAACCAGGTATCGTATCAATAGGAATTTTGCCTGTTTTTGCGCGTCTTTCCTTATACAGTTTGCTGTATGTGTCATACTGGATGGGGTTCCCCGGCCCTGCAATGCGAACAAGGTCGGCAATTATGGCTATCTGTTCAGGCGTAAAATTCTTTTCGGTTATGGGGCGTTTGTCGCCCTGCACAGTCTCCAAAAATGTTCGCGCTGGCAGCCCCATTTTTGATGGGGTTAAATTGTTAAAAATAACGTCGAGGGCCGGATCGTACCACGTTGACTTTTTTGCCGTAGCATTAGCTGGCGCGGGGGCTTTTTTGGCTAAAGCGTTGCGCGGCGCGTCAGGCATTAGTAATTTCCAGCGAAAATATTAAATTTTTGTCTCGTCGCTACAAGGCTATACGGCATCGACATAATGTCGTCTGGGTTATTGATGCGCTTCAAGTTACGCTTCGACGCCATAGCCAAACGGCGTACCTGTGAAGAAGGCTCAACACCAAACTCAGGTGCCATTTCGCAGGCCAAGTTATAGCGGAACGCCCGCAGATAGCCGGGCGGAAACGAAATTACGGTGGCGAGGAGCGCCGGTTGCGTCAGCTCCTCAACGGAAATAAAATGCCATTCTAGTTCGCGTGTGGGGCGCGGGTACACTGTCATTTCAATGTCTGGGTAGGTCATGTTGGTAAACATGACTTGCGGGTATGTAGATGTAACGGTTTTAACGGCAAGGCCGTCGTACTGCTGTTGGTTAATAAATTTGACGCCGTAACTGACGCCCGTACCCGGATCGCGGTAATAGGTCGCGTCATCCAGCAGTATAGGGCGGTTGCCAACAAAGTCACCCGTTGGGCCAAGCGTGCGGGATATTTGGCCGACAGGCCACAAGAAAACCTGATCCTGCGTAGCAAACACTGATAGCCGCTCTATGTTCCAGCTTTCGATCATCTGGTTCATGGCGCTAAGTGCGTCTTGCGACGTTTCTGCGGAAGGTACTTCGTCTTCAGCTAACGCCCCTATGAGCCGCAATGATCCGTTAATAATGTCGCCTGCGCTGGTCATAGGGTACTCTTCCTAGTTTAAAGGATACCCCAGCCCGAAGGCTGGGGTAGCAGTTATTAACCAGCGATACGGTACAAGTTGTACGTTGCCTCGCCTGTTTTGACAGCGCGGAACAATACGCTGAGTGATGCAACGCCTGCACCTGATCCGACCAGCGTCCAGCCAGTACCTACAGTAAGCGTAGGAACGCCGGTGCTGGTTGCGACCAACGAAAACTCAAACGATGAGTTTACTTTTGCGCTGCTGACATCGGCATTAACTAGCGAAACTGTTGGCAACGCAAGGCTAGCCGGGCTGCCTGAAGTGTAAACAATAATACCGCCTGCCAAGGCGGCAGACGTCAGTGTTGCAGCCGTAGTAAGCGCGACGGGGATTACAGTAGTACCAAGGGTAACTTGGGTAATGTTACCATCACCAAGCTGGTATCCACCAGCACCATTAGCTAAAGTAGGCATATTAAAATTCCTTTAAAATATGTGGCCCTCGGCGAACCGAGGGCCGTGTTAGATTAACCCCACATCCGAACGGCCATCTGTGGACGAATGGTGCTGTAACCGTACAGAACGTCAATACGGCAAGGCATACGGTCGTTGTTGATGTCGTACTGACGAACAACGCGCAAGCTGATGCCGTTATGCACCTGACGCGAAGCCATATCTACGCCCTGTGGGAGCAGAAGGTCGGCGGTTGCGAAGGTGATGGCGTCCTTGTGGTATACAAGGTTCTGAGCATACTGAGTGGATGCAGTACCGACGAACACGATTGCTTTGCTGTTGGCAGGCAATACGTTGACAGTAGCAAGCGCATGTGCTGCCGAATAGAGCGGAACAACAGTGATGTTGCCAGCGCCAGCGCCGCTAAGTGTAACGTCAGCAGCCGCAACGAACTGGAACAACGAGCCAGTGCTTTCACGGGTCTGTGGGTTAACTGAGAAGCAATCCGCAACGGTAAATACGTCACCAATCTTGACAGTAGCCGAAGCGCCTGCGCCAGTGATGGCAATAGTGGTTGCGCCTTCAACAGTGATTGCTGCCGAAGTTGTGCCGCCAGTTGCTGTACGCGAACCAGTGGTGAACTGCTTAATGGACTGCGACATATTGATTTCGTCGTAGCCAAGTACGCCAGTACCCATCATGCCGTTCTTGAACTGCTTGCTGATTGTGTCAGTTGGGTTGAAAAGACCCTTCAAGCCTTCGACCAAACCAGCGTTAGCGGCTGGGTTGACAGTGGCATAGCGTGGCGACATCACCGCAGCGTTTTCGTTCAGCTTCTGCTGTGCAGCAAGAAGGACTGCGGAAGTACCTGGGGTAGTGCCGGGCGTACCAACAGTGTTACCAATGGACAAGAACGAGTTGGCAACATCTGCGTCGATGCTGGCCGCAAGCTGCGAAAGACGCGGCTTGAGAACGCGGTCAGCAAAGTCGTCAAGCTGCATGGTCAATTCAGCAGATGTGAAGTTGACGCCAATGTGCTTCTGGGTGGAAACAGCAAGAGTTGTGAACTGCTCGTTGTCATCCTGAACCTGAAGCGCAGCGCCATCTGTGACGAGTGCGCGGTCAGGCAAACGGATACGCAGAGTCGAACCGATCTTTGCGCCTTCAACAGCAAAGCTGTCGTCGTACTGACGGTTTACGTTACGGGTAAGAACCAAGTTATTTTCGAGAATCTCAAGCGCCTTGCGCGTGATCATGTCGATTGTTAAAATCGAGTTAGCCATAAAAAATACCTTAAATTAACGGTTGCGTTGTGCCTCGTACTTCTTGATCTGTCTCATCCGTTCTGCCTCAATCCATTCCGACGTACTCATGGACTTTACTGACCTTGCGTCCGTCGTATCAAATGTTGGCGCACCAGCGGTGCGGGCTGTGACAGGGGCAATCGGTGCGGGGGCGTTGGATGTCTTCTTGAATGTAGGCTCGGCTGAAAGCCTCGCCTCAATCATACCAATTTCCCTAGCTTGCAAAATGGGGTCCATACGCGAAATACGCTGGGCATCCTTTGGATTGACCCCTAAGTGATAAAGCACATCAGGACCAATATCGGACGCTTGTATTGCCATCGCCATCGCGTCAGTGACTGAAAGGTTTGGGTTATAGGCGACTTGTTCAAAGTCGTCATATTTGTCCCGCACCGTTTCTTCACGGTCGTGATAAGACTCTAGCATTTCGCGTTGCTGGCGCGCCCTATCACGGCGATCCAGCAGTTCTTCGGCTTTACGTTCGGCCAAAACCTCTGCGTAATCCTCATAAGTCTCAAATTGCTCAGGAGCTATGTCGTAGATCGGCTGCTGCCGTGCTTGGACTTCCTCTGCTCTTTGAGCCTGTTCGCGTTCCCATTTGCGTTGCTCTCTTGCGAGTCGCTTACCGACAATGGCGTCTAAGTCTTCTTGTGAAAAAGTCTTAGCGGCTTCCTGTTCAGTAGACTGCTCTTCCGGCGTCGTGTTTTCTACAGGCTCGATTGCTGCCGTGGCTTCGAGTTCTGGCGCGGAGGCATCCGCTTCGTTAAAGACTGTATCGTCCATGTTTAACCCTTAAAGAGTTCCTGATGATCCGCATCAGTACGGTTAAACGCCAAGCTACAGTAAATTTTGTCCCTTGACAATATGGTATAGGCAACTGGCCGCAAAATGGATTACGCGGTGTAGTCACCCGAAGATGTAAACTTAATAATAGGGTTATGAGCCTTGCGAACGGGGGCGCCAAAACTCATCGGATGTTAATCGGCTTTGCGTACACAGTGCCGCCGGTGCTGATCTGGATCGCGCTGACGCGCCATACGCCGCCGCTACCTCCCGCATCGCCGGATTGGGGTATGTAAATATGCATTGGCGTGTTGGCGGGGAGCGGTGTGTCAGCCGTTGTAGCTGTGGCGCTGTCACCAACGCGGATGTAAGCAGCCGACGTACACCAGACCAACACACCTTGCGGCCCTGCGTTCCAACCAGTTACAGAACCCGCGGTGCCAGTATAAGATACGCTTTGGGTAGCAAAAGCGGGGTCATTAAGAGGGCGTAGAATTTCCATATGTCGCGTCCTTATGCAAGAAATTTAAGTTTATACAGAGTGCTGTAGTATAGGCCAAAAATCTCGTCGATAATGTTTTGGATTGGGGTGCAATCCTTATCAACGACTTTATACCGCATTTCCATCAGTTCGTCTACTTGGCCCTGTAGAAACTCGACAATGTTGTTAGTTTTTTTAGCCGACATAAGTGAAATAGGCCCAATTAGGCCATATTTGCCTTGATAGGCTTCGGCAAAATCGTCCGCCAGACCAATGATGCCGATGTAAAACTTCTGCAAGGCTTTGTGCTTGGCAAACGAACGCGTGTTCAGGTGCGTGCTATGGGCCACATCACGCGCCAGAAACAATGTGCCTACAAAATCCGCGCAGTTCATTATATACCCCCTTTAGGATGCTTAACCCACGCCAGAGTTGGTGCGCCCCAAATATAACACCCGCCATCGATAGGGCAGAGCATAGGGAAAGCTAAAGCGGCCATATTATTCTCCCGTGCCTGCTAGCTGCGGCCATGTAATATTGAATGGGTCGGTTTGATCGGTAATGTCGCGCAGTGCTTGA